TGATGGTAATGAGCTGTCTGGTATGATTGCGATCAAGCAGATGCAGAAACAGCAGCAAGTTGTGAATGAGCAAGCTGTTGCAACTGTTATGCCGGAACACTACGAACGCTTGGCTAAAGTTTCGGAGGCTCATGTAATCAGTGCCACACCTTCTGGTGCTGGTGCTAGACCTCTTGCAGCTGCGAGTTCTGAGTATGGCACTCTTGGTAGTATTGCTGAGTACCTTGGTAAGGTTGTATCAGAAGCGAAGCAGGCTTTGAATAAACTTATCGGTGATACTCTCCAACCTTCGATGCACGCTGCACTTAATACTCCTGAAGCTCTTAATGAGATCTATGTTCTGAGGCAAGCTGTGCTGCAGACAGGCGAGAAATATATTCTTCTGGAAACTAATGGAGTCAAGCAGATCAAACTCAAGAGTGTGCATGAGTATGATATGAAGATTGCTGCAGGTAAGAAAGCAGAAGAGCCTGTGATTCCTGAGGGAGTACCTGAGTCAATTGAGATTAAGAGTGAAGAAGCTTTTAATTTCATGCGTGATCTTGGTGAGTGGAATACTAAACACTTGCAGAAAGAGAAAGTTCTCCGTAATGCAACTGGTAAAGGTATGGGGAACTATGAAGGTGTTGTCTATTTCCCGCAACCTTCGAGTAAAGATTTCCCTTACTTCAGTTTTGTGAAACCTAAGAATCCGTTTGAGGGTGAGCATACTCAAATGATTTGGGCGAAAACTCCAGATGACCTAGCTCGTCTGGAAGCATCTGTTCCTTACGAATATACTATCCTTCGTAAATCCGACACTGATGCTTTCTACAAAGCTAAGAAAGAGTATGATGCTGATCTGGGAATGAACTCCAGAGGTATCATGTCGGAACTCCAGCGTAAGGGTAAGGCTGCTCCTTACTATCCTGAAACCAATGGACAAGATTTGTTCCAAGAGATTCTGGATCATTACAAGCGTAAGGGTGATCAACAGATTCGTGATGCTGCAGAATTGTATAACAACGTTGCGATTCAAGAATTGCGTAGAATGGACTCTGAGTTCAGAGGTGCAAGGGCTTCTAAGAAACCCGGCACTGGTGAAGATGTAGGAGTTACTCCGTATGAGTCCTATATCAAAACTATGCTTGATATCCCCCGTAGTTCCTCTCTGCCTGTGTGGACTGAACTGAATAATCTTGCTGAGAATATTGTTAGTAAGGTTGTCAATTCTTTTAAGGCAGGTAAGGTTGAGCTCAAGACTGAGGATGATATTGCAAAGCTGAATGAAGGGTTTGATAAGGCAGGTATTCGCGGTGTGAAGGATGCAATGAGTGAAATGATTGCGAATCATCCTGCTGATCGCAAAGTTCTCTCCCGTTGGGTGCAAGCTGCTAACTCTTTGTTCAGTACTCTGATTCTCAGAACTGATCCTATGAACGCCTTGAATAACGGTGTTGGTAACTTGGTTCTTACTGGGTCTGAGACTGCTTATCTTACTCGGCAGATTGCAGGTAAGGGAGGTGAGGAAGGTGCTGCATTCTTGCGCGAGCTAGGTGAGATTAAACTTCCGGGTACTGAAGCTTATATCAAATCACCTTCTAAACTTGTAAGTCGCGCGTATGCGAATCTGTTCTCTTATCTCCGAGGGGATGTAGAGGCAGTTGCTCGCATGGAGAAATACAAAGCTAATGGCTGGATGCCTGATATGATGGATCAACTCCGTCAGAGCTTTGATACTATGACGCTTACAGGAATGGAGAAGGCTGGAGATATTGAAGGTAAGATCAAGAGTGCAATGAAGCACACTGGCGATTTCCTTGAGAAGGCTACAGGGAATAAGATGGCAGAACAGATGAACCGTTTTGTTGCTGCTCATATCGCTGATGATATTGCTACTGCTGGAGTGAAGTATGCTGGCTTGAGCGAGTCTGAGTCCCGTGCATTCATCAATACATTTGTTAATCGTACTCAAGGTAACTATGTTGCATCGCAGCGGCCACTGATGTTCCAAGGCCCGATTGGACAGAGCATTTCATTGTTCATGACGTACCAATTTAACATGCTGCAACATATTTTCCGGCATCTGAGTGCAGAAGGTGGGAGGAAGAATGCTGCGATTCTGATGGGATTACAGACTTCGATCTATGGTATGAATGGCCTACCTGCTTTTAATCTGATGAATCAGCATCTGGTCGGTACTGCATCTGGTAACAGGGAACATGCTGATGTGTATAGCAAAGGTATGGATATTCCTATGGTAGGTGAGTTCCTTCTGTATGGAGGTTTGAGTTCGGCAACTGGTTTGGGTTTGTATTCTCGTGGTGATTTGAATCCGAGACATGCAACCATTGTACCTAATGCAGTTGGTGATATTCCAGTTGTATCTGCAACTACCAAATTCTTCAGTCAACTGATGAAGTCTGGAAGTGAGATTGCAGCAGGAGCTAATCCTACTTCTACCTTCTTGAGAGGGATTGAACATGCTGGTATCTCTAGGCCTTTGGCTGGTATTGCTCAGGTACTGAATGGAGTTGAGCGAGGGGACGAGAATGTGTATAGCACAACTACGAAAGGGAATGTGATCTATGCTCAGGATATGTACTCTCTTGCAACTTTAGGTAGAGTTCTCGGTGCAAGGCCTATGGATGAAGCTATTACTCGTGATGCTTACTATCGAGTACAGGTGTATGAAGGTAAAGACAAGGAGAAGATCAACACAATTGGAGCCGCGATTAAAGACAAAGTGAATTCGAGATCTGAAATCAAGGATGAAGATTTCGAGAGTTTCGCTGAGAAGTATGTAGCAGCTGGAGGTAATCAGAAGAACTTCATCAAGTTCTACCAACAGCAGGTTAAGAATGCTGGACATAATCAGATTCAGAAACTTGTTGAGCGAGGGAATTCTTCTTATGGTCAGTACATGCAGAACCTAATGCGAGCTACTGATTCTGATCCAATGAGTTTGAACTAATTCAATAAGAGAAAGGTAGGGTAAAGAAATGTCTGGAAATGGTTATGCTGGGATTCAGGCGCAGATTGGTTTGGAGAATATGTTCGACGGGAGGGAGGCATATCAGTTCCATATCATGGGACAAAGAACTCTCTGGACGGATGCAACTAATTTTCATGATGTTGCAGAGTATCTAGGTACAACAGCTACTGCTACTGAGCTTACTGGAGCTGAGAGTTTCGAGATTGTCTCCAGTTCCGCAAATGATACTGCGGCAGGTACAGGTGTAAGAACTGTAGAGATCTGTTACATCGATGCAGCATATGCAATTGCATGTACTACTCTCACTATGAACGGGACTACTCCTGTGCCTGTCGGTGTTCTCGGCGCGAAGATGATTCTCTGGATGGAGACTAAGACTGCAGGTACTGGTAATGTGGCAGCTGGTAATATCAGTCTTCGTATCAGCGGTGCAGGAGCAACTCATGAATACATCAAGGCTGGAGGCAATAAGTCCATGTCTGGTAGGTTCATGATTCCTGACGGCTTTGAGGGGTTACTTCTCAATTGGGACACTCACGCAATTCGACAGAATATGGATTGCAGAATCCGAGCAACTGTGAATACTCATGATCGTACTCTTGGGAGTGTGTATGTATTCCAAGATAATGCTTTTATGGCTGCTGACTCCAGTGGAGAGCATTCGTTGCCTTATCTTCTGTGTCCTGCAAGATCTAAGATTAAGGTAAGTGCTATTACAGGATCTACTGCTTCAACACCACGGGTTGATATTTCGTACTCCATCCTTCTTGTAAAAGGATAATAGGCATGGAGTTCCACAGTCAGATCGTGTACGTAGAAGGTTTCAAGTATCAACTTGCAGTTGACTACATATGTGAAACACCTATTACAGGAGTTGAGATAGAAGATGATTACTTCACTCTTAAAGAGAATGGGTATCTCAGAGTTAAAAAAGGCTACGCTTGGGATGGTGCATCCGGCCCTACCTTTGATACAAAAAGTAGTATGCGTGCCTCGATGGTTCATGACGTGTTCTGCCAAGCGATGCGAGACAAAAGACTCGACTACGACAAATGGCAAGATACCGTAAACGAATTCTTTGAGAAGCAATGTATCGAAGATGGCATGTGGGAGTGGAGAGCTTCACTCTGGCATTCAGCTGTAGAGTTTGCTGATGCTGGAAATCCAGACCAAGGGCCTGATCGAGTACCGATAGTTGCACCATAACAAAAAGCCCACTTCCTTTTTACAGGTTGTGGGCTTTTCTTTGTCCTACAGATTATGAGATATGAATCGCTCTTACCTTACGTAGTTTCTCATAGAGTCGATCACAGATTTCATCTATATCTTCTGGGGTGTAAGCTCCATCTAATGCAACCTCACAGTACGCTGCTACTTCTGCTAACCTGAGTTCGAATTCTGAGGCTGGATGTTTTGAGACAAGAGCACAAAGATCTGGATGATTTGCAATCTCCTCACTTAACCTTACTTTAGGTTCAGAGAAATATGTGAATGTTACCTTACCATTTGACTCATGCCGATCTGGCATTGCAACCTCCTTCATACTTATAACGTGATGCCCAATTGAGTAGAGCTTCACAATGCAATGCTTGGTGGACTGCATCATCTAGTGCATTATGCTTCTCACCTTCAAACTGAAAAGCGGAGACATAAGGAAACAGATTCTTGAGGGTTCTGTAACAGCGATCATTCCAATAAGACCAAGGCTTGATGATTCCGCAGTTGTCATATCCTGCAGCAAGGATCACATTATCAAATGCTGCTCCATTACCCCAGAGAATTATCTCACCTTTCTGTTCGAGGCAGAATTGCTGGAACAGCTGGAGAGCTTTGACCAGTGGAGTTTTACCTCCCCATGCTGCATTGTATGCTTCTTTTGATTGTTCCTTCCACCAGCGAAGAGTCTCTGGATCAGCAGGGAAATCATGGAGAGAGTCTGGATCTATCTGTACGTAGAACTCTTCTCGACTTCTCACACCTTGGTGATTGAATGTGGTAGCTCCAATGCTGAGGATACCACAACCTGCTGCATTACCTGTGGTTTCCAGATCTACCATCACATGCACTACCTTTTCAGAGTCACTCATTACATGCCTCACATTCTCTAGGCTTCGCACTCTGTACAGTATTATCGCCATTGTAAGTACCAACTCGTGCATACGAATTGTCATACTCAACAGCATCATGTTTATAAAATATCATCTGTCCGATTTTATCTCCATAGCAGAGTTCGATTTCGTGATAGGTTGTAAGGTTTCGCAGTTCAAGTGTAAGTACCGAATTATTCCACCCGGCGTCACACCAGCCTGCATTGAGGTGTTCCAATCCGATACGAGCCATCGAAGATTTAAGTTTGTATTCACATGAGATATCGAGAGGGAGATGAAACTTCTCGATAGACTGCGCAAGGATAAACTGACCCGGACGGAGGATGAAACAGCCTTTCTCTTTGAGATTGATTCTCTCAGTTGTAAGTGCATCCCGCTGTCTTAACGAGAGAACTTTCGGATGGTAGCCTACATGAGATACTGAGTTCGCATTCGACTCTACCAGGATGAATTCTCCGATACGAATATCGAGAGAGGCAGAATTCACATTTATAGGTAGAGCATTCTCAACTACACCTGTCTGTACGATTTCTCGCAGGATTTGGTCATGACTCAAAAGCATTTAGTTTCCTTCCATTAAATTATGCAACATATTTCCGTTCTTCTGCTGTTAGCAACGAGTAATCTACAAACTCATTTCCATCAGCAGACTCTTCAATTAACTTCCTCTTGATAAAGAATCCATCTTGATGCTGAATTACTTTATCTGCTGCCACAAGATTCTTCAGTATATCTGCAAGATCTGTTAGTTTCTCCAGATCAGTATGCAAATGTTTCCACAAATCTTTCAGCTTCTGTACTCCGTGAGAGGCATCTAGAATTTGTAAGAGTTTATGGGAAACATCTGAATGCCTTGCCTTACCAAAAGATCCTAGTGCATGTGGCATTGTGTGTTCCGCGTGTGTCAGTATTGTGTTCGCATATATAACATCCTCGTCTGAGAGTGTGGTTGAAATTCTGGAAGCTGCAATGATGATACATAACTTTAATAAATGAGTGAATCTACGGTTTGAGTAGGATTCAAATCTCACATCATCTAGACCTGCCCATGATTTATATATCTTATCTAGTAGATTCTTCGCATGAGGTGAGAGTTGTAATGTACCATAGCATGATGATCTGATTCGTAATAGGTAATCTAGTATTACGGCAGTCTCCTCAGATGTAGGAGCTTCAGGGAATGTTATCTTCTTTCCTGAAGGTTCTCCATGTACGAGGAGAAGGCGACTAAAAATACCTTGACCAATTGATTCAATTGGGAATGCAAGGGAGAATCCGGTGGGAGTATTGCCTGAGAGTAGTGATACAGTTGGGTCTATGATCTCAATTGATTTAGAGTTCTTCACCCGGTTTTGAAATACACCATTGTGATCCCATAGAACTCCAAGAAGTGAGAGGAATTCAATGTTACCATTACCAATGAACTGGTTAAATTCGTCAGCTGCTACGAGAATCTCTGCTGAATCTTTGTTAGCTCCAAACAGATTTGCTTCTAGAATATTTTCTGCCGAGACAGAAACATCCTCCCCTGCTAGGTCAAGCAGGAACTTCTCTTTAGTTGTGCGGTCTGCTGCAATATTGGTGTAGCCAGCCTGTTTGATAAGACTAGCTGCGATTTTAATTGCAGTAGATTTACGAGTTCCGGGGGAGCCCATAAGCATTACATAGAGATTGGGATTAACTTTAAAGTGACCAAGTTGAAAAGATAATCTCCTACCTAACCATGCACCCAGAATCGAGATTGCACTCCAACGGTGAAATGTTGTGGGGCACTCGTTAGCTGAGGCATATGTGAGGTAGGAGCTGAGGAAATCATCCCTCATATTATTCCCTTTACTTACTTGATGGTACTGGTTGTACTCTTACGAGTAGGAGGGTAATAGGTACAGGATACTTCTTTGGTGATTGTATTTATATGGGTTGATTGAATATGGGTTTGAGATTCTGGGCATTTGTATTTGTAGATTGAATCTATCTTAGTGTTGGTATAATTAGTATAGCCTAGGATTGTTACTAGGAGAAGATTGGATACAATAAGGAAACTAGATATCCTCGGCATCATTCTTCTCCGAGAGCCTTGTTGCTTTCGTCAAGCAGCTGGTTGATTGCAACACGATGCTCGTAGTTATCTGTTGTTGGGCGCAGCGACTTGAGCATCAACACAGATTTCCGCAGCGCTGCTTCTAGTGTGGCGATTCGCTTCGATTTCTCAAGCTGTGCGTCAACGTGCCAGCGAAGCATGTCTTTCAGACGCTCGATCTCGGCGGTTTGCTGCTCCAGTGCGTCGGCTGCTTCGTCTAGCATTGCGTCTGTGTCTGCTCGGCTGTAGTCGCGCAGACGTTCAATCAAATCTTTCATTTCTCAATCTCCTAATTTCTACTAATTCATTAACAGATTAGTAGGTTCAACACTCCGAGTGATTCCCTCCACTGCAAACCCACAGAATTCAAAGGTTAGCAAGGCACCCGGAGTGTTGATCTTCTCATAACTTATTCAGTATCACTCCAGTACTTCGCACCCTTGCCATCCTTACCTGCTTTGATTGCAGCAGGAACAGTAAAGGTGCGAGTAACAGAATCATACCCTGTAATTGTAACTGGAATCTCCATTGCTTTGCGTACCATTTCTGCAAGATACTCATGACCTTCTCTGAATTGAAACAAGATCGAGTCATGAATCTGAGCACATAGTTTAAAATGTTTCGAGTGCTCAGGATGTAATGCTATCTCATAGAACACAACCATGAATGCTTTGTTCAGTGTCATTGCGTTCAGTGATTGCGGCGGGTGGGCTACATAAGCATTGAGATCTGACTTATTAACATCAGGCTTACCAAAGCAATACCTAGTCCAGCCAGAAGTAGAAGCCATATATTTGCATGAGTGTGTTGCTTTACTGGTAAGTCTCTGCGTCGTGAGGACTTCATGTATCACACCTTTATAGAATACGTTTCTTATTTTAGGGTATGTCTTATGGAACTGAGCGAGAAGGAATTCTGCAACTTGCTTGCTAGTAAATAACCTAGGTAGTTTCAGCAAAGCTTTCGCTTCCCAGATCTTATCTTCTCCCATCGTATCTATCAGAACTCCGGGGCCCATATTGTAGTTTGCACCATGATTGACACGCTTGGCAAGATCACGGAGGGGCTTGTCTTTAGTCTTTCCTTTAGCATCATCATAAATGCTTTCGTAAGATACTCCGAAGAATGCCGAAGCGTTAGAACTGTGGAAATCTTTTCCGCATTCGACAGCATACTGTAATGCTTCGTCTCCTGAAATGTATGCCGTATCTCTTGACTCTGCTTGTTCAAGATCGACTTCAGCGAATAGAAAGCCCTCGTCAGCGACGAGTGTTGATTTAACTTCGGGGCCGCGTGGGATGTTTTGAATCTGTAATCCACACCAGAAATGATGCTCTCTACTTGCGAGGCGTCCTGTGTCAGTTCCATGTGGATTGAGAGCGTATAGGATTCGGCCATTATGTTCTTTACCTTTCACAAGATAAGTACTTACCAGTTTCCTCCAGCCTCGTACATCTAGAATTGATTTGATGATTCGTGCATTGAGAGGATGGCGAAGGGCTGCCTTGTTTAGATTCTTTTCATCTGCACTCTCAAGATCAGCACAGCCTAGAATCTTGAGGAGAGATTTCATCTGCACTGGAGAGTTGGTATTAAAGTTGGTTACATTCAACATGCGATCTAGTGAGGATGAAGCAACTCGAATCTTAGATTCTTCTGACTCTCGTACAACTTCCAGCTTCTGTAAGTCTCTTTTAATACCTCTCATTTCACACATATGTGCAGGAAACAGAAGCGGGAACTCTTGGAGAAAGTTTTCCTTCGCCCAAGCTGGAGCTTTCAAGAGCATGTAGACTAAGGACGCAACAGTTGCATGACAGTCGAGAGCATTGTACTTGTAGTATTCTGTGAGATCAGAAGTCTCTGCAAGATCTTTCCAGTACATTGAATCGCGAACACAAAAACTCTGTAAGAATGCAAGATCTTTAGGCAGTTCTGCATACCAGCAGTGGAAGAATGTTGCAGTATCGAACAGGTAGTTATGAGGTGGAGCATTGTATCTTGCAAGGTAGGCAAGATCATACTTACCGTTCTGGAATACTTTAGGAGATTCTAATGAGTTGAATTTCCTCATCCATTCCACCATGTACATATCTGTTATCGGAAGAACAACAGACTCAGTACTAAGATCATCAAACAAAGCAGTGTAACCGATACAACGTATGGCCAGATTCTCTTTGTAGGTTTCAATATCACATCCGATGAGTTGGGCTGACTGGAAACGAACGTAGATCTCAGATAATTTTGCAGGGGTTCCGATCCTCCAGTTGAACTTTCCGATACCAGCACTCCATTCTTCTGGTCTTGTGAACTTCGAGAGGTAATGTGAGAGTAGGAACGCGCCATACTGCACCTTTAGAATATGTGAGAGAGGATTCACAATCAGGATTTCGTATCCATCCCGATGGAAGATAGAACCTGCGTAAGAATCTAAGGAAGGTTTCTTCTTCTCGCCTTGACGGAACAAGAGAATCTGTAGCAGAGTGGAGGAGGTCGTAAATATCTGAGTTATACCTTTCTTCTCGCAATGCTTCTTAACTTCTACCCAAGTTGTGATAGGTTCAAGAGAATAAGAAACAGATGCAACACCTACCAATGGTTTAAGTCGTGGTAGGTATGCTTGATCCTCAGCTGTACCTAGGAAGAAAAGAGATTGGCTCATTTGATTTTATATATCCCATTGATTACATATAACACAACTGCAACTAGGAGGATGTAGTATCCTACCGAATAAGAATCTGATGTTGCTGTGGGTGTGAGATCCCAAGTGAATTGTTCATTAGGATTCACATACTTAATTTCTTTTGGCTCTTGTGTCGGGACAGGTACTGTATGGGAATGTAATTGCAATGCCCTTATAGCAGCAGTTGTATCTTCCTGTGCCCAACGCTGTTGGTTCTGTGCAGTCCAAGTATCAACTGATTGGCTCATTTTGTTTCTTCCTCATAGAGAGTACAGAGATTAAAGCCCCCTACCTTTGTGGGGTAAGAGGCTTTGTATTTCTATACTAACCTTATGGGTTAGACAATGATCTTGCTCACATCAGTGTAGCTCTGGGTCTTGTCTTTGTTCTGACGAACCTTGGTGATAACCGAAACTTCCATACCGTTCGCAGCTTCCATAACTGCACGCAGTTGCGAGTGACCAGTAGCTGCTGCGAGAGGAGTGATAACTTTCTTCAGTGCGCCTTGGCCGAATTCATTATCCAGCATGTACAGAACAGAACCTTGTTGGCCCGGCTTCAGTGGTGCATCAGCAGGATTCGACAGTTCTTCAGTTTCGATTGCAACCATCTGGAGTTCAACACAAGGATGGTTGTTAACTTCCTTGGTTTCAAACTTGATGGTAACTTTGTGGGAACCGGCAGGATAAGTACCAAACTCAGGCAGGTCAGCCAGATCATCAAGGTTGGCATCGAGGAGGTTGTTGAGCATTTCGGACATTTGATTTCTCACTTTCAGTTTAAATGGATTTGATTATACTACATTGAGTTGTTTCTCACACTAGTGCAGCAGATGGTGTGAGTCATCCATACTACTACCTTACAATCGGCTTGTCAAGTAGTCGATCTGCAACTAACTTGGCGTAACCAACAATATCGTGCCAGCTATCATGATAGTTCGGATCACCATTAAGAATGCGACCGATCTTATGTGCAATCATTTCAAGGGATTCTCTCTGATCGTCTGCAAGCTGGCTCCACTTAGGAGTTACTCGCATAATGCTCTTAAGATTTTGAGTAATCTCAGAGTGTCCTGTGAAAGAGCCATAGCGAGAGCCACGTTCATCGAGAGTTGCATTGATGTCAGTAATGATAGATTCAGTGTTCATTTCGCATAGCTCCTAACAAGAGTCTTACCAGATTTAGAGAACTGTCTGCGAACATAGTAACCATTCTCATTGAGTTGTGCAATACGGTGAGCATGATTGATACCACTATATTTGCTGATATCTTTCTGGAATGAATCAACATGCTTACCTTTGGAATCATATACTTTTACAAGATTCATTTACTATGCTCCTTTCTTTTGTGTGATCGAAGTAAGCTGTTTCACCACATCCTCAGATGCACCAGCTAGGAATACATCACGGAACTGGCGACGAGTGCGAGCTTGGTATTCTTTTCTCAGCACAGACTCAAGCTGACGATTCTGTTCAGTGAGTTCATCAAATGCAGTAAGATCTACCTTAGCTGCGATCCATTTGTATTGAATCTCAGAGTTGGGTTCGATGTTGATATCTTCATCAACACTCTGTACCTCTACAACTTTAGGTACATAGCCTACCATCACAACAGCTAGATCACCCGGCACCAGTTTCAAATTAGTTACGTAGACATAAGTCTTAACTGGAGCAGAATCAAGGAGACGATTCAGATCAAGATCTTCCGGATTTGATTTAGTTGGAGTGAATTGTCGGACTCCTTTCTCCCAAGAATCCGGAAAGAACTTTACATGTACTGTCGTGGTATCTTCACGAACCAAAGCTACGATATTCTTGTCCATTATTTCTTCACCATACCTTTCAGAGAATTCAATGCTGTTTGTGCAGGGCTTGCACTTACAATCTGTTTCAGTTCTTGCTCGGTTACAAGAGTTACTTTACCTACTTGAGAGCTAGATTCAGAGACATTCCTACCTGTTGATTCGAATATAGAAATCAGTGAGGGAGATTCCATACCTTCCATAACAACATCAGTTCGAGAGCCAGTAAGAATATTATTTGAATAGCAGGTAGAAGATCCTACACCATGCTTCTTATTCTTCACTTCGCAGTACAGAACATGATCGAAATACTTTGCAGTGTTACGAGAACTCTTAGATGATCCACAAACTGGAACAATCTTTTTCCTTCCATCCTCTAGTTCTACTTCTTCTTCATGTGTGATGCAAACAATGGAACACTTAGCTGCTTGCACACAACTGAGAAGTTTCTCAACAAGAGCACGTAGATTACCCCAGTCATCGAACTGCATCTTGTAATCATCAGGCTTACCGCGAGTGATGTTTGCGATTGCAGAATTTGTGTATTGTGTGAGAGAATCAATTACAATGATTGTGTCGTCAGGCACTGCATTGATATTTAAATCATATGCAGGTTTAGAATCTTTCTTACATAGGGAGCAAGCTACTTTAC